AAACGTATAACATTTGGTTTCTCAAAGGGCGTCGACCGCGGTGTTAACACAACCAAGCAAGTCAAAGCGACAGGATGTAGTATTCTCAAGCTATTGATAGAGCAAGATCAGTTGATCATTAACGATTATGAGACGATTGTTGAACTATCAACGTTCTCGAAACATCTTAATAGTTATGAAGCAGAACCAAATTGCCATGATGACCTAGTGATGGGTCTAGTGTTGTTTGGTTGGCTGTCCGATCAGGAATATTTCAAAGAGTACACAAATATTCATACACTAATGACTCTTCGCGAAAAAACTGACGAAGATGTTATCAATGACCTAACACCATTTGGTTTTGTGACGAGCAGTGATTCTGATTCTGATTTCGATGCAAACTTCGTTGATTGCCCTCCCGAATATAATTGGTTGTGGGATGAAAGATTCCACGTAGAGAAAGGGTTTTTATAAATACTAAAAACAAGGGATTTGTGTAATCCATAGTTATTTTGTAGCTTTAAGAACAGAGAAGGACAGCAAATATGGCGACTTTAGTCAGTCCAGGCATTAATGTTTCAGAAATCGACCTAACAACGATTGTACCAGGTGTCTCAACGACTGTTGGTGGTATTGCTGGTGTATTTCCATGGGGGCCAATCGGCGAGCTAATGCTGATTTCCGATGAAAAAGAACTAGTCAAGAACGTTGGAGAACCGACATCAATTAACCCACAGACGTTCTTCGTCGGTGCTAGTTTCTTAGCATACGGTTCTGCATTGTTTGTATCGCGTGCAGCTAATACTACCACATTAACAGCCAATAGTGCGTTGAATGCTATAGCTAATAACAATACAGCAAACCTATTGAATTGTGCAGTTCTTAACACAACTGACTACTATGCAAACCTAACATATGATTCGGGTACGCAGTGGATTGCTCGTTATCCAGGTGCGCTAGGCAACTCACTTAAGATCAACGTTTGCGATAGTCAAAACGCATACAGCTCAAACATCAACTTAAATTTTGCGAACGCAACTACTAATGTTACCGGTACTGCAGCAATTGCTGTAGGTGCTAACGCATTGGTTCTTTCGTTTGTATCGAACACAACAGTCAATACGGCCCAGTCTTATGCCACGATTGTTGCTTCTGGTTTGACGGTCGGTGACCTCATAATTGTTGGCAATACAACTCTTGGTTTCCAACGTATCCCTATCAATAACCTAGCTGCAACGACTAATGCAACTGTTGCAACAGTTACAGTCGGTCTAGGCCAAAATTATTTGAGCCCTTATCCATGGGTTGCTAATAGCACAGTCAATGGTAATAGTACGATCGTTAATGTTCAACGCGGTTGGCAATACCAGGGTGTTGTTGCCGCTCCTAACACATCACCATGGGTAACACAGTACGGTAACTCCGCTGCTGTTGATACATTGAGCGTTGTTGTAACAGATGATGGCGGTCTAATCACCGGCGTTAAGGGGTCGATCCTAGAGACATATTCGGGTCTATCGCGTGCAACGGATGCACAAACATTGGGTGGTCAATCAAACTACTACGCAACAGTTATTAATCAAAACTCAGCGTGGGTTTGGTTTGCTAACGATCCCGCGGGCGCTATATCAAATACATCAAACGCTATTACAACGTCAACTAACGTAACACCTTATGCTTATCGTTTTGTAGGTGGTCAAGATGGTCTTCCAGAATCTTCAGTAGCGTTTGGTGATCTCGCAAGCGCGTGGAATCTATTCCAGAATACTAACGTCCCGGTATCGTTAATTCTTCAGGGCATGCCTTATGGTGGTCCTGGTGGTCCAACGTACCAATTAGTCAATTATCTTAACGACAATATCGCGACGATTCGTAAGGATAACGTCGTATTCTGCACACCAGATGATACCGTTGTTGTACAAAACCAGAATCAACCAGCCGAAGCTATTGTTTCATGGGCTTCGAATGTACGCGATTCTTCATATATCGTGATAGACAGCGGCTATAAGTACATGTACGACAAGTACAATGATATATATCGTTGGATTCCTCTTAACGGTGACATTGCTGGTCTATGTGCACGAACAGACCGTACTAATGATCCATGGTGGTCTCCGGCCGGGTTTAATCGTGGTGCGATTAAAAACATCGTCAAGCTTCGTTGGAACCCAGACCAGGCTGATCGCGATCTATTGTACCCAGCAGGTGTTAACCCAGTAGTTTCATTCCCCGGCCAAGGTACAGTCCTATTTGGCGATAAGACGGCAACAAAACAACCATCTGCATTCGATCGAATCAATGTACGTCGTTTGTTTATTGTTCTTGAGGCAGCAATTAAGAAGGCTTCACAGTACTCACTATTCGAGTTTAACGATACTTTCACACGTGCCCAGTTCGTTAACATGGTTGTTCCATACCTACGTAACGTTAAGTCACGGCGTGGTATTTTTGACTTCAAGGTTGTATGTGACGAGACAAATAACACACCATATGTGATCGATTCGAATCAGTTCATTGGTGACATATACATCAAGCCGGCCCGATCGATCAACTACATTCAGTTGAACTTCGTTGCTGTTGCTACAGGTGTTGATTTCTCTGTTGTTGTTGGAACGTTCGACTAACAGATTAATCATTAAAGGAGTATAATAAAATGGCATTCAACGTACAAGATTTTATCTCTAATGGTCTCGTCAATCAGGGTGCACGTCCATCCCTGTTTGACGTGACCATCAATATTCCTCCAACTATAGGTGCATCGAATCCTGTCGGTGTAACTCAGAAACTTCAATTTACGGTTCGGGCTGCTTCACTACCACCTGCAACCTTAGAGGCAGT